CTTGCACATACCTTTCTTGATTTCACCTTCGCGAGGAACAAGCTTGATCAGCTCTTCGTACTGTGCTTGATACTTACCTTCTTCGTTCCAATAGCTCATTGATATTGCTCCATCAGTTCACAGATTTGCTTGTGGTTTTTACGTGGAAAGAGATCACGAAGATCATCGTACACAGAATCGAAAGAACAGAACCACGTACCTCCGATAGTGAAAGAGTGCTTTTCGTAGATAGCTAAAATTTCGTCTCGCATGTCGCTTCCTTCATTAATTTACAAGATAGATTATACCCCATGGAGGGGCCCCTGTACACCTCTAAGTTATTGATTTTGTTAGACTTACTGGGCACTTGTAAGTTATTGATTATGTTAGAATTTTTCTTAGACTATTTTGTTATAAGAAACTACCTTCTCATACTCGAGATCTCGGTAGCTTGCTCCTGATCAATCACAGGGACAGCATTGGACTTATGCATCGTTGCAATGCCTTTGACCAATGTGCCTGTGTATTTCTGAGCTTCTGGTCGCGCATGGGCGATAGGACCATGATCGTCTACAGACTTATATACGATACCTTCATCGCGTCTGACTGGACCACTGGATGACTGGAGGGGCTGAAATGATGGAGCTTTATACTTCTTAAAGATTTCGCCGCGGGGTTTACGAGCTTTGCGCTTACGTCCCTGCATGTCATAACCGAGAGTATTAGTGAACATCATAGCCATGCGCATATCTCCATAACAAAGGCCCATTCTACAGCATGGGCCGGATATGTACATAGCAATGTAAATATTTACATTATTTTACGAACAATATGGCCCCACAGCTTGCGACTGTGAGAAAGAGAAACCAAAATACTAAAGCTTCCATATTATAACTCCTTATTAGGTTGTTTCATGACACATCTATTCGTATGATGAGGGAGTACTTCTCCACATTCTTCACACTTTTTTTCACCTTTGTAACCAAAGATGCGGTGATAATTTTCTTCCCACTTTGCTCGATCAATCGATTGAGGTCGTCTTGCAGATCCTTTACCGCCGTGCCACTGTGAGCTCATTATCATCCTCCCTTGAACACTTAAATTTTTGTTTTTGCTTAAGTTCACTGTTCTCAATATAGAAACCGCCACCACCATCAATAACACAAGTATTCCATAATGTTTGTAACAATTCATCAAACGCTTCTTTGCGTGTGACTATATTTTCTACATCAATCATGATTGTATGTGCTTTATCTTTTTCTTCAAGAGCAAATTTCAATTTGTCTTTCCACAACTTTTCGGTATTTGTTGTACCAGCAGCAAAACCTATAACAAAAAATATAAGACAATATATTACTATTTTCATTTGATTGCCAACACAAATAAAATTAACATAAGTAAAATATTCGTAATGAATAATTCTACGGCCAATAAAGTATGATACCACACCCAACGTGCTTCGTACACTTTCGTGACTTCACCTTCTTGTGGTAATTTTTCTATTATAGTTTTATCTATAGGATTTTTTTCAACTGGTTTTTCTAAAAAATTAGATATCTTCTTTAACCAATTCATAGATCTTCTCTCGGAGGTGGGGCATGATATTCTAATTGGGCGCCGCCAACATTGTTTACAATACCATATGGCCAAATATTAAATGCGAACGAATACCTCACATCATTTGGTTTAGTAGTACTATCGTTTAAACCGTGGGTCATACGTGAATTAAAAATTACTACTTTTCCTTTTTCGACGTTTATATCTACTTGATCTTCAGTAAAAAATGTCTTATTTTTTATTTCTTTATCCCATACAAATGGATAGTTATCATCTTCAAAAGAAGAAACAAAATTATCTTTGCGTAAACTAAGGCCGCATTCACTATCATCTAAGTAGCATATACCAGTTAGCCATGAAAATGCATGATTATGTACTCTGAACTCTCCACCATCTTGGCTGCCGGTAAGTTTAATCATCCATGAATCACAAAAATCTAAATATGTTTGTTCATTTAAACTTAAACCATATGCATCTCTACAAAATACATAAGCTATTTCTAATATAGATCTACCTATGCTTCTTAACTCATGACAGTTTTTTAAAATGTTTTTGTTCAAATGCAATATTTGAAAATTATCGTCCCAAACTTTCCATTTTTTTCTTTGCTCAAGGGTCTCATATGGTTTTGCTTGAAATATATGATTACGATCACTAGTAATTAAACTATGTTCAACTTGATGATCAAACGATTTCCACTTTTCTAGTATTTTTTCTTCGTTATCGTCAAAATGAAGTTTATATTCACCAAAGACCTTCGGAAAAATAGGAACTAAATTATTATTTTGTTCTATCTGTGCCATAAAGAATTTTCTCTACACCTTCTACCATCTCGAGAGCATGCACATACTTATCTACTTGTTCTTCGACTGCGCCGACAAGATCAGAATGCTCGCCGATACCAACAGCTTTTTCATACACATCGATGTTAACGAGTGCTTCTTCCATTACCGCCGCGTGCTTAGCTCGTATTGCTAACAATAATTTTTCTTTCATCCTTCTTTCTCCAAATCCCATACACATTTATTTTTCTTAGGATCAATTTCTATTCGTTTTACCCATAAATGCCCGTTTTTTTCTGCATCTTTAAACGTAAGTGCTGTAATAAAAAATGCCGCGATAACAAGCAAGTGACCGCCTACACTACCAATACCAAAATAAATGGTATGACCAGTCCACACAGTAAAGACAAATGTCCACATTACTGACAAATAAAACATCAAAATAAACTGTGTAAACTCGTTTGGAATGTGTCTTAATGGATTATATTTGAGGTTGAAGAAAAAATTATATGTATCGTATATCCAAAAACCAATTGTCTTAAACATTCGAATATCCCCATACAGTGCATATTATAGCAATTACTAAACAAAAAAAGACTATATCACTTGACAGTGGTGTTGGTTGCATTAGAATTGATCCTCTTCAGTTGAACCTTTCATTGCAGCCGTAGATGTAGAACCCAATGCGGTTGCAATTTGATCGAAGTAGCCTACACCAACTTCTCTTTGATGCTTCGTACTCGTGTATCCAAATTGTTCAGCAGCGAATTCTTCTTCTTGCAAATAACTATATGCCAACATACCCATTTTCTTATAGGCCCTTGCGAATTGGAAGATAGCATGATTCGTTGTATGGAAACCAGCAAGTGTGATAAATTGGAATTTGAATCCCATCTTACCGAGCTCGTATTGGAAGTCTCGTAGTTCTGCATCACCAGGAATAGACTTACGCCAGTTAAATGATGGTGAACAGTTATATGCTAGCATCGCATCAGGCACTGACCCTTTCACTGCGTCCGCGAATTGCTTTGCTTCTTTGAGACATGGCTTGGAAGTTTCACACCATACGAGGTCTGCGTATTCTGCGTACGCTGCACCACGTTCACAGCCAAATTCTAGTCCTCGACCTTCCTCGATTTCGTAGAATCCGTCTGAAGTTTTTCCTCTGACTTTGGCTCCGCCTGTTCCATAGTGTTTGATATATTTTTTGTCGATGACATGTTGGTCAGAGACCATGAGCTTAGCCGATTCTGCGTCGGTTCGTGCAATGATAACAGTATCAGTATCAGCCACATCGCTAGCAAGCCGAGCAGCGTTGAGGTTTCGAATAGCTTGGTCAGTTGGAATGAGGACTTTTCCTCCGAGGTGTCCACATTTTTTGGCTGATGAGAGTTGGTCTTCGAAATGAACGGCCGCTGCGCCTGCTTCAATAAGATTTCGTGCCAATTCGTAAGCATTTAATACTCCTCCAAATCCAGCTTCTGCGTCTGCTATAATCGGTGCGAAGGGAAACCCGGATCCCGACTCAGCGTATTCGATTTGATCTTGACGTCTGAAGGCGTTGTTAATATTACGAACAACATCAGGCACACTGTTAACAGGATAAAGACTCTGATCAGGGTATACCTCACCAGCTGAGTTCTGAGATGCTGCAACTTGCCATCCAGACAAATAAATTGCATGCAGGCCTGCTTTAACGTGTTGAATAGCTTGTTGACCGTTGTATGCTCCAAACGTATTAATGTAATCGTGTTCTTCGAAGAGTTTACGCAGTTTGCTTGCTCCTAACTTTGCAAGCGTGTGTTCAATTTGAACAGAACCTTGTAGAGATCTAACTGTCTCTGCTTCGTAGTTTCTCTTTTTCATAAAATTCCCACTTTTCGCATTTCAAACCAATAGGACCATTAGCATGTATTACATCACATTCCATTGGTTTACTTATAATATTAAAATCCATACTGTTACAAGCTACGACTAAAAATGGAAACATACCAACGATTAACAAATCTTTTATACGTTGTTTTGTCATAGCACTTTCTCTCTTATAAACGCCACACTTGGATAACAAGGCAGTGGCCGCCCCGCGGGATCATGCAGCTAGTGCGTAATCACCGTAGTAACTGTCATCATTGGCAGCTATAGTTTTGAACCACCGTTTTACGTCAGCGTTCATGGACGGTTCTCCATTTGCTTTCAGTTGCCTGTCGAATCCATAACGCCCCCAAAACTGGGTACCGCAAAATTGGTGGAGGCGGCGGGAGTCGAACCCGCGTCCAAACTTCTTAGTACAAACTTCAACGAACATCACTATTTATCTCTTGACATAGATAAGTGCCGTCTTCTAATATTTCTATTGGATTATCAATGTCATAATATTGTCTAATGTCTATGATTTGTTTCCAGCCAGTATTTTCTTTTTGACTATAGGCATCATATAAGTGCAATCCGTTGATACCGCTACAATCCATATCATCTATCCACGGACCACCGCGAGTCCAATGCAGACCTAAAGCATCATGGATATCTGCAACATCACTATATCCTTCACACCAATTCCATTTATCTGGTAGAGATGCTATGCATTCGTCTGTTGTCCATTCAAATTGATGTAGATATTTTCCTGTCTCTCGTTGTACAGATTCCAATGTCAATTTCTTGCAGTCAGGATGAGAGTTATTAAAAACCATCAAGCTTGACCAGAGTTTCTTATCATACCACACATCTTTTGCATTTGTAAACTTTGTATCATATTTTTTAGAAAAATTATGTTTTACACATGCTACAGAATATTGCGGAGCAATGAAAAATAGAAGATTCAATATGTTGTCATTGAATATAAAGTCATCGTCGCAAAAAATACTCATGCCTTCATAATTAGAAAGATACGGTACAAGAAATCTAGAATATGAAAATTCAGTCGACTGATCTTTATATTCTCTTGTCCATCCATCTATCTTTGATACGTCAAGATCATGAATCTTTATATAGCTATTTAACTTTGAACCTATGTTTTTTTCTATCGATGCTTTACAAGATTCAGATGAGCCTTTATGAGTTGAATCATATCCTACAAAAATGTTAATGGGCTTATTCCATAAATCACGTACTTTTTCTTCCCATCCTCTTAAATTTTTTACCATATTTACATTTTTACTTAGATGATGTTGATTTATAATTTGCGGAGTATTGAGTGTCCTTTCATTTGGAAATAGAGATATCTCTAAATTTGTTTCAACGTCATTATACAGATCTAAAATATCTTTTAAACTTGCTTTCTTTTGGGGAAAAATATGAAACGCATCATACACAATACAAAGATCATTCCTTTCCATTAGTTTAAATGCATGTTTTCTAAAAGATCCAGGATGAATTTGCATGTTGTATTCATTAAGACCGTTATGATGCAAATTTATGGTTATTGTTGCATTAATAGGTTCATGACAACCTTCTGCTACAATATCATTGATTAGCCATTGCATTTTAATGATACGTCTATATTTTTCATTAACTAATAGACTTATTTCACTACCTGTGCCTGTAACAAAATTTTCATCCGGAAAAATATTATCAGACAAAAAATTTGTGTATTCGTATATGTCTTTTCCATACAAATATTCAGAATTTTGTCGTATCTTTTTTATGATCTCTTTAAAAGGTATTATTTTAACATGTTTAAAATCATCAAAATATTTTTCTATCATCGTACCACGAGTATCTTCTTTGCTACCAGTGTATAAGACATGAAAAACATTAGGCATTTCATCAGAATCAAAAATCATCCTGCAATAATCTCGTAAATCTCTTTCCAGTTTTGTACACGGACCATGGCTTCTTTTTGATTAATATTATGACCGTGCGCCATAAGCAAAGTATTTAGACCAACTTTTTGGCCGGCGATTGCATTCTCTGGTTTGTCTTCGATCCAATAACAACCGCTACCTTCGTACTTAGCAAGTGCTTCATCCTTATCAGCACCGCAGTCGAGGTACACATATTTCTCGAAGACTGTATGACCAAACGTCTCACAAAGATTCTTCGTCCTGAGATGTTGGGCATACTCGTCATCACTTAATGATGTGATTACATGAAACACATATCCATGTTCTTCGTGCAATTTGCGAATGTACTTAATAGCATCTCGCAGTGGTGGTATCTTACGAATGGAAGCAGACTCGTTAAACATACGAGTAAGTTTTTTCTTCTCAACAAAACCTACTTCATACTTTTTACCAATGTCATATTCACCTGCATTTTGGATACGATAACCATGGCGTTTCATCCATTGATCGAAAGAATACATCCAATCGAGCATAACTCCATCACAATCAGTGAGGATTAGTTTATCTCTCATACTACCAAACCAGTTGTCGCCTGTAACCAAAGCTTTTCAACTTCGTTATTTGTTTCACATATTAAAATAACTGAACTTTTGTTAAAAACAATTGTCTCTGGATCTTTGACTCCAGTAAGACAAACACCAGGAGCAAAACCAACACCGTTTTGAGTTTGTACAAATGCTCTTGGATTTTCTAAAACAATTGTATCGTCATCTTCTTCGATTAGTCTGCCCACCATTTCTCCAGCAGCTGTTACTACTGTCATAACATTATTCATGCTCATTCTCCTTCATATATTTGTCAAATTTCTTCTTGCTCTTCTCAACGCGTTTGAAGAATTTGTCTTCATCAATATCGAGTGTTTGTAGTAGAGCAGTAATCATAACGAGAGCATCAGCTGCTTCTTCGAGTACTTTCGCTTCGTTTCGTTTTCCTCCGCGGTTTAAATATTTAGAACATGCCTGAACTAGCTCGCCACATTCTTCCATTGCTTTTACTATTACGTCATTGTTCATTTGAACTCACTAATACCGCATCTTCTTTCGCAATATAGTTTAAAAACCTGACGCCGAATTGGTTATCAGGTAATTGACGTGTAAGATATTCTGTTGGAAATGTTTCGATCAGCGGAAAGGTTTTACCAACGTGAGTCGAGTACCATTTGCTGTGGTCGCTGCATTTTATAATCTTCAATAATTCCATAGACAAATCCTGCCCACTTTTCATATTCTTGTAAGAAAGAAACCGTAAGGCCTTCCTCGCGGCCATGAGCTTCGATTTCCCATGGTTGGTCATAGTAATCCATCTTATCGTGGTTAATCTTTTGCTTGTGCCAACGAGTCAGATTGGGGTGTCGATCATACGAGTACATCTCGCCACGAGCCCACTGTTTAACGTGAACCATTTCGTGGCAGATGACACGCACGAATTCTTGCAGATCGTCCATTAAATCAACACGAATAGTGTAGTCCTTAGGACGAACGATAACATCTACATATTCGTAGATGACGTCTGCATGTATGCCTTCGTTTTCTACCAAATCCTTGACACCAATAACAGTGATCTGTAGGTCTTTGATACGAGGCATAAGTTTCTTAGCGCAAAAAGGAATAAGATCCCTAACCAATTTGCGCTGAACCGGAGTAATATTTTTGGTGTATACTTTTGTCATACAATCTCCAAATTACAAGCCCATTCTACCATGGGGGGCTTCATTTGTACATGCCGACTAGTAACATTTTTTTTTCATAAGAAAAACAATAACTTACGTTTATTTCTTCTTGTTACCTATATTATATTTAGCTACCAGCTCCCAGTCATTCTTATCCTTATGAGCAATAATTTTAATTTGGTTCATAGGAGCTGATGGGTCTGAAATATTGCCTTCTTTTACAACTGAAATGAGATTCCAATCAGAAAGAAGTTTAGTAATTGTATTGCGTCTGCCCTGGTCCTCTTCAGAAAAATTTGTAGGCTTACCGTCAAGGGCAAACAATTCTTTGAAGTGGACGATATAGTACTTGCCACGCTTATGAAGAATGTGACATGACTGATAGAGTTTCTTTTCTTTTGGAGATGCAATGCCGATACGTGTAAGTGTTTCACGTACCTTAAGGAAATCGTCTTGACTCTGTAGTGTTACTTCAACGAGAGATTCTACCGCACTCATAGTTAACCACCTTTTTCTAATTTTTCTTTTATTATTTTTATTTGCTCATTAGACAGGATAGTTAGTGCTTGTGCGGCTCTTTCATTACTATAGCCATAGAACTCTGCAATTGCTTCAACGTCACTGTCTTGCTCTTTTTTAAACCACTTAGAGAACCTTTTTCGTGGCCTAATAATATTTATAAGAAACTCGTATTGAAGAAGATGATCGAGCTCATGATGAATATTCATCTCGTTTGCAACGGTGACAGTGTCTTGGAAGTATGATAGTCCGCGATTAACGATGAAGGCGTTGTAGTCTTTCTCGGCAAGTGTATCGTTCTCGGTATCACGCATCATATTTTTCTTTGTGACATTGATGGA